TCTGGTAACCCCGCCGCTGGCACCAACCCGGCGTTTACGTTTACCCCGAATACCGCACTCCTTGCGTCCATGTGTTTCTATGACAACGTTGCCCAAGCGACTGTTAACTTTGGGGATACTATCTTCTCCAATACGGCACCTACGGGCTTCTCGTCGTGGAATGTCATCAGTTAGGGCAAACAGGCTATACTGTAATCGACCATACCTAAAGGAGCCTATCATGGCTAAAGCACAGTCCGGCAGAGACGTGAAGATTGAGAAGGGTCCTGCCACCAAGCAAGCGGGCAAGACGAACGCTAACATGAAAACGATGGGCCGCAACCGGGCTAAGATTGCCGCTCAGAAACGTGGGGGCTGACATGAACTCCAACGACAAGTTTGACTTCTTCCCGGCTTCGACCGGGAACCCGATTGGGAAATACACCCAACCGAAGGCCAACACGAACCCACAGCACTCGTATCCCGAGTGTACGGTGGACAAGAAAGCCGTATCTATTGGCAACATCACCAAGAAGGTAGCGATGCCTGAGCGTGCCGGTATTCAGGTGCGTGGTGGTAAAGCTCAGACCAAGGGCAAGATGGCTCGCGGGCCAATGGCGTAACGCATGAACTACACCGAGTTGACAGCCGAGGTCATCACGTACCTCCAAAACTCCGAGACTGACTTCGTAGCGAATATCCCTGTGTTTATTCGCCAAGCGGAGCAACGGATTTACAATTCGGTGCAGTTCCCCTCGTTGCGTAAGAACGTCACGGGGCAGACCTTTGCAGGTAACCAGTACCTGTCCGCGCCGATAGACTTTCTGGCGGTGTACTCAATGGCAGTATACCGTACTGCGGCTACTACAGGAGCGGGTACCGCAGGGCAACGGACTATTGTGGTTGCGTCCCTGAACAACATTGAGATTGGGCAGGTAGTGACCGGCAGTGGTGTCGCCCCCGATACCGTTGTGACCGGCATAGATACGGGCACAAACACCATCGCGGTATCTGAACCCCTCACGGGGCTGGTGGATGGCAACCTTATCTTTCAGAGCGACTATATGTACCTGCTGAACAAGGATGTGAACTTCATCCGGCAGGCGTATCCCACGAAGTACTACAAGTCTCTGCCGCAGTACTACGCCATCTTTGGACCTACTACGACTGACGATGTGCCGCCTGAACTGACGGACAATCTGTCGTTCATTCTTGGTCCTACGCCAGACACGGACTACGCCGTGGAGCTTCACTACTACTTCTACCCCGAGTCCATCACTACGGCGGCGGATGGGGAGACGTGGCTGGGCAATAACTTCGATACGGTGCTGTTGTACGGCACGTTGGTCGAAGCCTACACCTACCTCAAGGGTGAAGCAGACCTCATCCAGCTTTACGACACACGCTACAAAGATGCCTTGGCACAAGCGAAGCGTTTGGGCGATGGTATGGAGCGTCAGGACGCCTACAGGTCCGGCCAATACAGACAACCGGTGACCTGATATGGCTATCTACCAGACGCAGACCACGAGCTTCAAGCAAGAACTTTATGAGGGAGTCCATGACTTCCTCACTGACACTATCAACATTGCGCTCTACACCAACGCGGCTACGCTTGGTCCAGATACTACCGTTTACACAACAAGCGGAGAGGTGTCTGGCACTGGCTATTCTGCGGGAGGCCAAGCGTTGACTGGGGTTACTGTAGCATCCAGTAATGGGGTAGCGTATGTTAACTTCGCATCAACAACTTGGAGTCCGGCAAGTTTTACGTGCCGTGGCGCGTTGATATACAACGCCAGCAAGAGCAACAAAGCAATTGCAGTGTTGGACTTCGGTGCGGATAAAACCGCAACCACTTCATTTACCGTGCAGATGCCGTCCACTGGACCTTATTCAGCACTTATCCGTTCAGCGTAGGAGCTTAATATGATTAGTGATAAAGCCGCGTCTGCCGATTCTGTTGGAAGCGCGATTCAAGTAAACCAAGGTGCCACTGAAGCCCTGAAAGGCGGCGGTGTATTCACCGTAAAGTGCTATGACTCTGAGGGTAACCTCAAGTGGGAGCACGAGGAACACAACCTCGTTGTGAACGTGGGCCTTCAGGACATGAACGCCAAGTACTTCACTGGCTCGTCTTACACGGCGGCATGGTATATCGGCCTGTGGGGCGCGGCGGCGTCTAACAACCCTGCCGCTGGGGACACTATGTCTTCACATGCTGGCTGGACTGAGTTCGTAAACTACAGCCAAGCCAACCGCCCTACGGCTACGTTCGGAGTGCCGACTACGGCTAACCCTTCAGTGGCTACCAACTCTGCTTCGCCCGCTACGTTTACGATCAGCGGCGCAGGTGGTACGGTAGGTGGTGCGTTCCTCACCAGCAACAACACCAAGAGCGGTACGACCGGTATCCTGTTCTCCGGCTCTGACTTTACGTCTCCGGGTGACCGTGCAACGGTATCTGGTGATACGCTGACTGTCACGTACACCTTCAGCCTCACTGCTACCTAATAGGGGTTACTAATGGCTACTAAATTTGCCAAAGGGCAGGAAGTAAAAGCTGTTGGCGTAGTTCCGCAAGGGCCTATCAAAGCGTTCCGTATGGACGAAGATGGCGTTGTGTACTGCCTGATTGAGTGGGTAGACGCGGACGGCACTTCGCAAGAGCGTTGGTTTGCGGAAGACACGCTTGTAGCCATTCAGGGGTAATACATGGCGCTCGTGCTTAGGGACAGGGTTCGGGAAACCTCGACCACCAGCGGCACGGGCACCTTCACCCTTGCCGGAGCGGTGACGGGCTATCAGTCCTTCTCCGTTATCGGAAATGCCAACACCACGTACTACTGTATCGTTGATGGTACTAGCGGTACGTGGGAAGTTGGTATCGGTACATACACGTCTGCGGGTACGACCCTAAGTCGAGACACCGTGTTGGAGTCCAGCAACTCCGGCAGTTTGGTGAGCTTCGCGGTGGGGACTACCAAGGATGTGTTTGTCACCTACCCTGCGGACAGGGCGGTTACGCAGACCACTCCTGCTACCAAGACGGGCGACTTCACGCTGGCTGAGAATGAGTCGTGGGTCATCAACAACAAGTCGGGTTCGACTTGCACAGTCACACTCCCTGCGGCGTCGTCTTTTCCGGGGCGTGCAGTGACGTTTCAGAACTACCAGAACCAACTCCTTGTGTCCGCATCCAGCAACATCACTCCTAGAGGGGGTGGGGCCGCAACTACGTCCATACTGGACAACGTGGCGGGCAACTGGGCGATGTTGGTGTCTGACGGAACAACTTGGGTCATTATGCAGGCGGCTACCTTCAACAACCTCTTGTTGGAGTAAACCATGTTTTCCGAGGTTCCGTTTTCAGGACTTCCTTTCGCCAGCGCACTGACCAGCTTCGCTTCTACTATTACTGAGTCCGCGTCAGGCGTGGACTCCGTATCAGGCGTCCCTGTATTCCGCTCCTCTATCTCCGAAGCCGCAAGTGGCGTGGACTCTGTGTCTGCTATAACGGTATTTCTATCTTCGGTGAGTGAATCCGCGTCTGGTGTAGATACAGTATCGGCCCTTGCGGCCTTCCTGTCCTCTATAGCAGAGGCGGCAAGCGGTGTTGACTCTGTGTCCGCCCGAGCGACCTTCTTGTCCTCCGTGACGGAAACCTCAAGCGGGGTAGACTTCGTGTCAGCCGGAGTAGCGTTTTTGGGAGCCGTGTCTGAGGCGGCAAGTGGCGTAGACTCAGTGTCTGCTGGGGCGGCGTTTAACGGGGTAGTCACTGAAACAACTAGCGGAGTGGATACAATATCAGCTCTGGCTACGTTCTTAGCTTCAGTAAGCGAGTCTGCTTCTGGGATAGACGCCGTATCCGCTGTTGCTTCCTTCCTGTCCGCTGTGTCGGAGTCTGCGAGCGGAGTGGACTCTGTATCTGCCTTGGCGACGTTCCTATCTTCGATCTCCGAAGCGGCGAGTGGAGTGGACTCTGTATCCGCTGGGGCGAGCTTTGGTAGCGCAGTAGACGAAGCGGCAAGCGGGGTTGACTCCGTGTCAGCCCTGACAGTACTACTTGCGGCAGTGGACGAAGCAGTTGACGGCATAGATGCCGTGTCTGCCTTGGCGGCTTTCCTTTCAGCCGTAGCGGAATTCGCGTCCGGTGTAGACTCCGTGTCTGCGGCGGCGACTTTCCCGTCTTCGGTTACTGAGTCTGCCAGTGGAGTAGATGCCGTAGTAGCCGGAGCCGACTACACTGTTACCATACCTGAAGGGGCTACGACACAAGAGTCCGTAGCGGCTGACATAACGCTTGTAGCACAAGTAGACGAGAACGCCAGTGCGAACGGGTTTAACGACTCTGGATTCTTCTTCTCTCCGTTCGTAGAAGAAGTAGTCTTGGCGCAGGATGTGGTGGGGAGCTTTGCTTCCTTTATCTGTGCCGTGCTGGAGACGGGAACGGCCACCGACCTTATGCGGTGCCGCTACCTGTGGGAACTCATAGAGGACGGGGAGTCTGCAAACTGGGAGAATGTGCTTGCCAACCAAGCGCCAAATTGGTCTGCTGTAGGTACGACACAAGCTCCAAGCTGGCAGTCTGTACAGACGACGCAAGCCCCCAACTGGAACAACGTAAACGATACGCAGTCTGCTGATTGGCAGAACGTACAGAACAAAGTGTGAGGATCGACAATGCCTAGTTCATATACCTCGTCTCTGCGGCTTACCCTCCCGGTAACTGGGTCATTAACGGGTGCGTGGGGGGATACGGTTAACAACGGTATAACCACCCTTCTTGATAACGCGGTAGCAGGGTCTGTTACGGTCACCATGACTGCGGACACCAATCACACCCTTACCGTCAGTAGCGGGGCTACCGATCAGTCCCGGTATATGTTCATCAATCTTAGTGGTGGCCCTCACACTATCACTACCAACGTAATCTGCCCCGCTGTTTCCAAACTGTACGTGGTGACCAATAACACGTCAGGTAGCCAGAGCATTCTGTTCAAAACCTCTGCGGGTACCGGGGTAACTATCGCCAACGGCGGCAGAGTAATCCTGTATTGCGATGGTACGAACGTGACTTCTGTTGATGGAATACAGTCTTTATCGACCGGTGCGCTTAGCCTTCTTACGTCCGATGTGAATGTAAATACTTCTGCAAGTACCACTGGGTTTAGCGGGTTCACCGCTGGGATTGAAAGTTCGTTCCAAAATACTACTTTGGGCATGTATGGCGACACTGCAACTGGCACTACAGCAGGGGTAAGTAGGGCAAGTTTAGGCGTACTTACGTTTGGCCTTGCTTCCGCTGGAATGATCAACACGGATTTTGCAGGTGCCCCGTTGTACTTTGCTACAAACAGCGGACTCAA